TCAAAGGATCCGACATATTCAAGCATGACACTAACTTGCGGCTTAAGTCGCTCCAGCCCCTTACACATCTTCCGGATCTCCCACCAGTTCGGAATATGAACTTTAGCCTTATTACCGTAGTACATACTATTTCTCCTTTCCGAGATTATAGCACATTTAGAAAAGCAGGAGGTTAGCTATGAGCACCAATATCGGAGCAATGATGATTAAAATCCAGATCGACGACTCTAAGGTCGGTCCGAAATTAACCTCTATCCGCCAGGCGATGAAGCTAACCAGTGATGCTAGCAGTAAGAACTTTGAGGAGGTCGGCAAGAGCTCGGAATCAGCGATAGACAGGAGCTCAAAGCAATCAAAGGTGATGGCGGGGCTGTGGCAGGCGGGACTGACGGTAATCAGTCAGCTGTCATCTAGGGTCTTTAGTAAGGTAACATCAAACATCGATGGAGCGGTCAAGCGAGTCGACACCCTGAACAACTTCCCGAAAGTGATGCAGAACTTCGGCATATCCGGGCTGGAAGCAAGCAAGATGATCAAACAGCTGGACATAGGAGTAAAAGGACTGCCAACCTCACTGAATGACATCGCTAGTCTGGCGCAGAGCTTCGTGCCGGTGACGAAGAATACAGAGATGGCGACTAAGACCTCATTAGCCCTAAATAATGCCCTGTTAGCCGGTGGGGCAGTCGAGCAGGTCAGAACGGCCGCCATGGAGCAATTCCGCCAGGCGCTAGCCAAGGGTAAACCGGAGATGGAGGACTGGAAAGCACTGGAGACAGCTATGCCGGCGCAGCTACAACAGACAGCCAAGGCGCTGGGGCTGGGTACCGGAGCGCTGTCCGCCTACAGCGCTAACGGGCAAGGGCTGTATAAGGCAATGAAAGCCGGCAAGATAACCATGGATGACTTCAACAACGCCATGATCAAGCTGAATGAGACAGGGCTGGGTGGCTTCCCCAGCTTCGCCGAGCAAGCCAAGAATGCTACAGGGGGACTACAGACCTCGATAGCCAACGCTACCACCGCCATCACTAGGGGCATCGGCGATATTATCCAGGCAATCGGGACAGACGTACTGGGAGCGGCAATAGGAGACAGCGGTAAGAGATTCGAGAGCGTGATGAAATCAATCGCCGGCTGGATCAAAGATAACCACGATGCCATCCTGAAGTGGGTCGGCGTCATCAAGAACAATGCTATCCCGATACTGACCTCCTTTGGCGCCGCTATGACGGCAATCAAGGGGCTTAAAATCGCCGACAGCTTGACGTCGGACAGCGGCAAGATGAGGAAGAAGCTGACTGAGACGTTTGAGGACGTGTCGGAGAAGTACCTTAAAATGATAGGAATAACAGATCCCAGTAAACACGCATTGTCTAAGCTCAAGCCACTTCAGAAAGTCTCCCTCGGTATCCGAACCGTTACCAAGCTCATCACCGGCGTATCATTCGGACCGGTAGCAGCCGGGGTGATCGGAGTGGTCTCGGCGCTGACCTTCTTGCAGGCGAAGTTCAACATCTTCGGTAAGCTGGGTAAGCTGATAGGAGATGGACTGGGTAAGCTAAAAGAGGTGGCCGGACCGGCTATTGGCGCCGGACTAAAGACACTAGGATCAATCATCGATGGCGTAGGTAAAGCCATTGGTGGGTTTGCCTCGGGTATTGCCTCAGGCTTCGGCGGTGTCGTAAAGACAGTAGGGGAGTTTATCTCCAAATTCACCTCAGGCTTCAGCGGAGCAGGAAAGACAGCTGGCGAGTTCGCCTCGAACTTCGGCAAGATACTAAAGGACGTATTCCCGGCATTTAAGCCGATGGTGGAGTCATTTAAGACGCTATTTAAGACCTTGGGAGATAGCTTTAACAAGATAGTTCAAGCAATCATTAAAGCGTTCGCTCCGCTAATGCCGGCTTTCGCCAAGCTATTCGGAGCAATCGGCAAGATATTTGAACAGATCTTTAAGGTCGGGTCGATAATCGTTACGCTGGTGATCGGCGTAATAGGAGCTATCGCCGGGGCGGTCGGCAATGTCCTCATGCCCATCATCAGCGTAGTCGTCAGTGTAGTTTCGACTATCATAGGTGTGGTGAGCAGTATCGTCGCTAATGTCATCGGCGTGGTAGCGCAGATCATCGCAGTGGTGGTCGGGATAGTGGCAATCATCATCAACATCGTAGCTAACCTCATCTCCGTGATCATCGGCATCGTAACGGGGATTATTAGCGTGATAATCGGAATCGTTACGACAATTATCAACATCGTGATGGGAGTTATCACGGTGATAGTCAATATCATCAGCACAATCATCGGAGTAGTAGCCGGCATAATAAGTGCAATCATCGGGATAGTAGGTGCGGTCATCGGAGTGGTGGTCGGAATCATCACGACAATCGTCAATGTGGTGAGCGGTATCATCGGCGGCATCATCGGGGTGGTCAGCGCAGTGGTCAACACTATCGTGGCAGTCTTCCAAGGTATCATCGGAGCGATTACGGGTATCTTCAACACCATCGCCAACGCCATCGGGTCGATATTTAGAGGCATTGCCAAGACAATCGGCAACATCATAAACGGCATAGTAAACATCGTTAAAGCGCCGATTAACTTCATCATCGACGGGATTAACGGCTTCATTGGCGGCATCAATAAGATTAAGATCCCCGACTGGGTGCCGGGGGTCGGCGGTAAGGGCATTAACCTACCTAAGATACCCAAACTGGCTGTCGGCGGTATCGTCGAGTCGGCAACTATCGCTATGATCGGCGAGTCGGGTCGAGAAGCAGTACTACCGCTCGACAGCAATACGGGCTGGATTAACGAGGTAGTAGACAGGCTGATAGACCGCATGGACGGCGATAAGGCAAGCCCGGGCGGCAAGACGACCATCAACAACAACTATGAGGTGCACAACGATATCGACGTCGAACTAATCAGCCGAGCACAGGCAAGAATGATCAGGAGGCTGGCATAATGGCAAAAAACAACTATGACATCACGATTAGAGCTAGGTCGGGCGACGAGGTGACGTTCTGGGGCTCGAAGTTCGACGACGAGGGGAACGAGCCTCACCGCATCGGTTATAGCGGGCTCAGTGGACTTGGCGAGCCGGAGCGTCGCACTACCTCAACAGTCAAATCCGGAGCTGACGGTGGACTGGTGGTAGCTCGTGACCAGCAATACAGTAGCCGCATCGTCTCATTTACGGGCTTCGTCATGACGAGATCGAGCGAAGAGCTGACCAAATACCGCCGAGCGATTGCTCGAGCTATGCCGATCAGGGAATATGTACAGGTCTTCATTGCTGCGCCCTCCGGCGACATCTATGGAGCACAGGCAGTCGTGTCCAGGTGTAAAACTGAGCTGGTTCACTCCGACCAAAGTAACACAGTGATGGACTTTGACATCGATCTAATTTGCCCTGATCCTTTATGGCAAGACTACTCATCGAGCGACGCTAATCAGGTAAGGGTCACCAAAGTAAAGCCGGGCGGGCTACACTGGGGTAAAACAGGACTGAACTGGAGTAGTAGCGGACTGAAGTGGTCCAGCGGTGGCAGTGTGCCGGTAGCGACCAATAACGGTTCAGACGTGGTCTATCCCACTATCACCATAGCCGGCACAGTCACCAGTCCGGTCATTAGCAACCTGACGACCGGTGAGTCAATCCGAATACCTATCGCCCTGGGCACTGATGACACGTTGGAGATAGATATGGATAACGAATCAATCAAGCTCAACGGGCACAACACGCCAAGCTCATCGATAATCGGAAGCTGGTGGGGACTGGTACCGGGCGTCAATCGATTGCAGTACACCTCGAACAATCAGAGTGACACCGCACAGGTGGTGGTGAGCTGGCGCAACCGGTACACGGAGGTGTGGTAAACATGGAAAACAATAGTTCAAAGCCCATGCGCAAGTACGAGGTGGAGGTCTGGTGGCGCAATCGGACTAAGGTCGGTGAGATCGGACGTCTGCTCAACTCGTTCAAGTGGACGGAATCTCGCAATGGTGTTGGCTCGATCGATTTCAACATAGACCAGGGCGTACTCAGTGATTACTGTCAGAAGATCGGAGAAGACCCCGCTGTCTTATTACAACTCAAGAATACAGACATCAAGTTGAAACGCTATGGTAAGTATCGCATCGGAGGCTTCGTCAACGACTTCCCTGATATCAACTTTAATCAAGGTAACACGACTGTGTCAGTGTCTTGCGATGGGTATCTCAACCTGCTAGCTGACCAGCTGATTACTGACACCAGACGATACACACAGCAGTACACGGCGGATATCGCCAGTGACCTAATAAGATACGCCTGCGCTAAATCAGGCTCGACACTGGATATCACAATCTCTAATGCCAACTACTACGCCACTCAAGTTAGACGAGACCGAACTTACGACAATAAACAAAATATCAAGGATGCGGTGGTCAACTTGACCAGCCTGGGTGACGGCTCGAACGACTTCGACTTTAGATTCACGCCGTTTAGAGAGTGGGAGAGTTACGACATCAATAATCCGGTCGTTCACGATATGACAGTCATCTACCCGGCGCCGGCTAAAGCCAGCAACAGGCAAGCCGGTGCTACATCGATGAGCATGAAGCTGGTCTCCTCAATGGCAAACTACATCATCGCTCGAGGATCGGGGCAGGGAGACACTACCTTGGTCGTCACCGCTTCAGACGCCGAGTCAATCGCCCAGTATGGCATTCATGAGTCCGTGCTTGATTATTCCGATATCTCCGTCAGAGAGACACTATTGCAGTACGCCGAGGCTGAGCTTGCCGTCAAGAAGCTGCCGATATTCCTACCTCAACCGAAAGTCAACGGAGCTGAGTTTGACGTCGGCTCAATTCATGCCGGCGAAGTCATCCGAGTGATCAACAATAAATCACCCTGGTTTAAGGTGGACGGGCTGTATCGTATCGAGGAGATGGTCGTCTCGGTAAACTCAGAAGGTGGCGAGGAGGTCGACTTGACGCTAAGCAGTCTGGGGGTAAAGCAATGATCAACCTCGCCGAACAGGATTCCGTAGGTATCGTCGGTAAGGCAAAACAGGTTAGAGACGAACTATTAGCCCTCAAGGCAGCACAATTCAGAGACAATCAGACCTTGGCCGATACTAAACTCATCAACGGCGTCTGGCAGGGGGTGGCTGACTTGCGTCAAACCTTCGGGCGATGGCAAGTCTCCTTTTTACTCGAGCAGTCAACCGAGACTTACGCTGCTAATCTACGCTACAAGATGAACAATCTGGCTGCGGGAATACTCGAACCTCAAGTCAGGGAAGAGTTCCTGTCGGCGTTTATGACTGAGCTGGCGCCGGAGAAAGTCGTGTGGTTGCTCAGTATACGTCCATCCGGACCAACTATATACAGTAACCTACGCATCGACGTTCAGGTGTCCTCCAACGTTATCGGCAGGCTGATGGTAGAGAAGATAGGGTAGGTCGAATGAATGACGACATAGTTACCCAAATTAACGACAATCGAATGATGCTGGAAGCGCTAAAAGCCGGTCAGCGCACTTCGCTTGACTCGTTCGGAGCGTATGTTTATAACGACGTTGTCTATCTACCCAGCATAAACAACGCCGGTCAAGTATGCTCCGTTGTAGTTACCTTTAAGGCAGATAACTCTAATTCAAGCTGTCTAAACGTCAGTGCCACCCTGGAGCCGGAGGTAGATCCGCTAGGGTTGGAATACTACGGTATCGGCGGACGTAACAACGGTCCGGCGATGAGAAGAGAACCGAGCTCACAGTCGGGGCTTGTGAGATTTATCAGTGGGGCAAACCTCGCCAGTGCCGGTGCTCGGGTCAAGGTACAAGTTCTGTCTGCCGAGCCGGGCAGTATCACTGTGGAGGTCGTGCAACACTTATGATTACGCCAAAAGAAAGCAGCCTGGTGGATATCATCAATCAGCAGCACAAGCAGGTACTCGCCCTAAAAGCTCGACAACCAATGCCCGGGTACGCTTTAATCACCAAGCTAACATCTGCCAGCCGCAGACTGGACTCGGGCGACGCCATCGGTGTGTGGCTTAAGGTGACATTCAACTTTGGCGATAAAGGATATTTTGTCGGCGAGATATCAATCAGTGAGATTCGATACGACAACTCTATCAACGGGTTTTCCGAGTATTTTACTCAGATAGACAGCACTCAAGCCGGGGATGGGCGGGTGATAACCTATGCCTATTACATGCCGGCTTATGGTAATGGCGTATACAACGTGCGAGTGGTGGCGAACGGAAGTAAGACGGGAAAGTTCACCATAGAACAGGTGAAGGCACAGTAGTGTTTCGAGGTTTCTATATAGTGAGGAGTATGAAGATGAGCAAGAAATCTACTAGTGTCTTTAGGCGAATACAATCAGCTATTACCGCCTTTAGAGACCCCACCGGAATAGCCAGCAATCTAGGACGTAGTCTAGGATCAAGCTTTCGCTTATCGGGCGACGGAGATTATCTGGACAATGCCTACGCCGACATAGTCAAAGCGGCCAACGGCTTCGCTAAGATCGAGCCGTTCTTCGTCGACCGCAAGAACAAGCCGACAGACTCGCCACTCCTCAATGCGCTATACCGACCAAATAACAAGATGTCAGCCAGCCAGTTCCGCAAGAACCTCGCTATCAATCTGCTGGTGCACGATAAGTTCTATCTACTCCTTCTGGACAACAAGTCGGTATATGATGAGCCGGTCAGATCTATCTCGCAGGTAACCGGCTATGACATTCTCTTGCCGACCAACGTCTCACTAGATAGCGACGGTAGGGTAATATCGACCATGCTGGAGAAACAGAACATCAACGTTAACCCAAATCGGGTATTGGAGATATCTGATGTGCTTGACCCCCGTGACCTTAGTCGAGGCTATGCCGCCTATCGAGCGATGATGCCTTGGGCGAAGCTGGACGACCTAAATCGGCAGATGCAGGAAAAGTACTACGCTCGAGGCGGAACCCCCAATGGGCAATTCAATATCATCGCCGACACCAATGATAAGTATCAGACGGTCAAGAATAGTATCATCGAATCGATGGCAAACGGGGGAGGTAATAACGAGCCGATATTTAGCCATACCCCAATCGTTGACGGCAAGCCCGGCACGCCGATGGTTACTTGGCAGCAAATCCAAAGCAACGCCAGAGATATGACTACGTCGGATATCATCGACTTTACCGAGAGACGGCTCAGTAGCCCGATTGGCGTACCAAACGAGATAAAAGGGTTCTTGTCTAATTCGAACTACGCCTCGGTGATAATGGCAGAGTGGATCTTCTACGACAGTGTGGTCGATCCAATCGCTAAGGCACTCTACGATAAGCTCACAGCTGAAGCCTCCAACATCTTCGGCGATATCGGCGGATCATTCACCTACGAGTCAGCCCGCCCGGCTTTCGCCGACGAAGACTACAAGAAGGCTCAGACGGATACGGTCAATATCGGCAACATCAAGGCATTAACCGACCAAGGGTATACAACCGAGGGTGCTATCGAAATCCTCGGCTTGCCGGCTCGATACCTGGCCATGGCCAACAAGAAGTACCGTCTGGATAACTTTAATGTTCAGGATGGCGATGATACACCCGACAGTACCGCTTCAAGAAAGCCAAGGGCGGTAATGCATAAAAAAGTTACTCAATCTCAACCGGTGTATTGCCCGCTAAAGATTGACTTAAAGAAATACAGCGAGCAACTTAAGCACATAGTCACTGCATATGATCTCGAGCTGAGTAAACAAGTCGCAAAGAATGACATGCTTATCAAGGCAGCCGACGACGAGAGCGACGAAGAGAGACAAAAGAGACTACGAGATGAAGAAGAACTGGCCGTCATGCTCGCCGCCATAATCACCATGACGGTCTTCGAGCTGGGAGATAGACGAATCTCCGCCGGACTGGAGTTTCTGCGGTCAATCAATATTCCGACAGGTAACTTGGCGACCACCTACACCGGCGGTGATCAGAAGCTGTCAAGAAGTATTAAAAACTACCGCAAAAACAAAACGCCCGATAACATGCGTAAGCTAATAGGTAATATTCAATCGACCAGCTCACCTGTCGTTCGTGACCTAAGAGACCACTTACGCACGGTAGCTCGCAATCACAGCGAATACATCAGACGGCGAATAATAACAACCATCAGTAAAGCTCGAGCGGAAGGGCTGGGCGCAGACGAACTTGCCGACCGCTTAAGGGCGCTTATTGACGGAAAGGACGCTGAGCGACTGGCAGTATCAGAGACACATCGAGCCGACGAACTACAGAAAGTTGATCAGGTGAGGTACTGGGCTAAGCAGACCGGCGCTCGAGCACTCAAGAGCGTCCGGAACGACGGGGCTCATCCATGCGAGTATTGTCAGTCGCTCGCAGGTCAATGGTTTGAACTTGACAACCCGATAGTCGGCATCGGTGAGACAATCGACGGTACACTGGGCGGACACTGGACTAACAACTACGAGAGCATCGAGGGCGCTCACATCCACCCATACTGCGAATGCCAGACAGTGTTCATGATTACTATCGGCGAGATAGAGGTTAGCTATGAGTAGTCAAAATCTCAGTTCAGAAGCCCAAATCGCATTGATACAGCAGGAGATTGAGAGTGGCTTCAAGTCAATCAACGAGAAGCTCGATACCCTGGCCAGTAAATCAGCGTTAGAACTGGCAGTAAAAGATCGCAACAATGCCCTGGATAAACATGAGAGTCGTCTCAGCTATCTGGAGTTTAAGGCTAATCGACCGCTAGTCGGAACAGCGCTGATATCGTCAATTATCACCGCTATCGTAACCTTCTTACTGATGCATTTTCTAAACAGCTTGCACTAATAATCTAATGAAAGGAGAGAGAAATGCAAGATCTAATAAGTAAAATTAATCCAATCGACCTAACCATCTTAGTAATGGCCATCACCGGGGCTACAGAGCTAGCCAAGCTACTCATCAAGAAAGACTATCAGAAGGCGTTAGTCATAGTGGTAGCAGCAGCAACAGGGGCTCTGGTCGGGCTAAGTCGAGGACTTGACCTGTATTACGGTATGGTACTCGGCTTAGTAGCGTCGGGGGTCAACACCACCATTAAGGCAGGCTTTGGCAATGACTCAGCCAATGTTACCGGCACTAGCACAAACAAGGTGAATAAGATCAACGTAGAACAGGAGGTCAATAATGGATAGTGGCGACGTTAAGCCGGGGCTTGAGTTCAAGGGCAAGGTCTACGGTATTAGCAACCCATTTGGCAATAAGAACACAGAGGAGGGCAACGATGGCAATTAGTCTAGATGAGTTTTGTGAGTGGGCTATCGGTACCGGGCAGGTATCCAATCCGAACGGCAGCTATCCGGGGCAATGCGTTAGCTTGATTCAGCAGTACCTCTACCGGTGCTACGACATCCCTTACGCTCCTAGAGGTAATGCTAAAGACTTCATACCACCCAGGTTTCACCGAGTCGGGGATGCGCTTCAACCGGGCGATATTATCCGCTATGGAGCTAATTATGGTGGAGGCTTTGGGCATATCGGGATGATAAATGCCGACGGACTGTTTCTCGACCAAAACGGCACCATAGCGCTCAGGGTGGCGCTCAGGCATAGTCCTTTCCGGGGATACCAAGCGGTATTCCGACCGGATGCTCTTTGCCGGCTACGCCCGACAGTGACAAGAACCAACGGTCAGCGCATCGAGCAGCACGGTACGTACCGAGCAACCGACAGGATGAATATTCGCCGGCAACCGAGTCTAAATGGTCAAACCGTGGGCACTCTGGGTATCGGACAAACAGTGCAATATGACAGCTATATTGATGCAAATGGCTATCGCTGGATTAGCTACGTTGGCTACTCCGGCAATCGCAACTACATCGCCAGGCGTAATTTTGGTACCGGCAGTGTCTACGGACTCTGCTACTGATAACTAACACAGGAGAAATCATTCATGGCTAATCAAAACAACCCGGGAGACACCCTGGGGACACCGAACAAATATGGCGGCACGACGTCAGTCGAAGGCTATTCAGCCGGAGCTGCTAACGCTTTCTCAGCCGGAATAGTATCCGGCTTTAGGGTATATGCAGATAACCCGCTCGGTATGTCCGTGCGAGTAGGTGGAGAGACGGCCGGTAGCGAGGCTATTAAGGACGTCGCCCTGCTGACAGACAACGGCATAGGAGATAGACATGTGGTGTTTAATCGCAATAACACTCCGATTAAGCTAACAATCCCGCCGGCACCAACAGCTAATTCACGTCTTGACGCCGTCGTGCTATACAAAGATATGACCGTCGAAGGGGATAGCGACACGACCGACAACCCCGGCTCGGTTGGAGTTGTAGTGGTCAGTGGTGACGTAGCTGCGACACCACAACTACCGAATGCGACGAAGATTCGCAGTGTACTGCCAAACGGTACAACCACACTGTATCAGGTGATAGCAAGTGTACAGGTGACGAGCGGTGCCAGCCTAATCACCGACGCTAATATCAACGACATCCGACAACGGTCGTATCTGACTAGAGAGCTGATAAGACAGGACAAGATATACGAAAAGACCAATATTGCCGGTCCTTTCGGGCTAAAGCTTAATATTCAACGCAGAGGCAATATGTGTATTGCCATGGCATTCAGTACGACGTCTTCAATGCCTGTCTCGGGCACCGGTAATGAAAGGATACCAATCGGCTATCGACCGACAATATCGACACGAGGTACCATGGGCCTCTACACAGCTGATGCTGGACAATCAAGCATGGGGACGTTTTTGATGCGCCCAGACGGGCTCATGTCGTGGAATACGGAGCATCCTTCGCATGCCGGTTGGCCGGTGACGGTCTTCATCGTCTACTTCACAGACGACCCGGAACCGAGCAATTAGCTTTTATCTATAAGTCGCCCAACTTCGCTAACTGAATATATGTCTGATCCGTCAGGGCTGCCGTCCTTAGTGCTCTATTCTCTATGTTTATCCATACGCATGAGTTTGGTGTATCAACGATGAGGACATTGGTTCCGCCAATGCTCTGATAGCCGGTCGGGGAGGCTGCTTTGAAAAGCCCATGGTACGTCTCATAAGCGCCGGTTCCATTGCCTGTGCCGACGCAGATTAGACCGAAGATGTTATTAGCTTCTATGGTCAAGACTTGCCAACGAGCTAGATAGATACCTCGTTTAGCAACCTTTACGTGGTCGCCATTTAGCACAAAGTACTCATTATAGTTAGGCGTACTTCGATAGGCGTCAGTGAACCCTCGCACTCTAGTCTGTACTCCGTTTGCCTCGAATGTCTGAGGCGACTTCTGTCTACTGGCGACAGACGGTATAGTGTAGCTTATCAGCTCTCTAGTCAGATACGACCGTTGTCGGATGTCGTTGATATTAGCGTCGGTGATTAGGCAAAAAACTAAAAAGCCTCAAGAGTGGGGCTGTGCTAGCTATTTTCTCCTTGTAAGGACACTTACAGAGCTTCTTCCTTGTACTTTACTCTGTTCTATTTAGTGAGCTTTATGTGAGGTAATGGACATACTTGGCGGCCGTCTCAGGTGGGTCGAGGCGAATTTGTTGTTACTATTGGCTATCAGTAGCATGTGGAGAAAATAGTTAAATACACACACCACCTACTAGTACCGCCAGGCAAGTTACTTTTTAAGCTCCGTAACGCTGATAATGGTAGCTGCGATCAGGACTACTATCACCAGGATAACCAAGGCCAGCCCCGCTATAAGGGCGATGCTCGACATCGTCGATACCACGTTCCATATATTCTGCATAATTACTCCTCTCCTTATCTCGAACTATTTTTGTTAACCCTTTTCCAGACGCCCTCTGCAATGGCTTCGACCAAGAACTCTCTAGTGGGTTTATCATCGAGCTTGAATATGTATCCTAGTCCCATTAGCTTGGTTAAAAGTTGTAAAGCATTTGTAACCTTTCTCTCGCTACAATTTAGGACCTCACGTACGTTGTCAGCTATAGTGTCTTGCTTTTTCAACCATCCCTCACAAGACCAAACGTCTACAACGGCATCGTTCACTGACTCCACGATACGGTCATACACTATCCTGCTCTCGTGGTCGAATACAAGCTTCAGCATCCTCTCGGTATTAAACGTGCTTATAGACGAATATCCGTGTTCTCTAGATATCAAAGATGCTACCTTCAAAAAAGTATAGGACTTCCACCTGACGGAGGCGATGATAGACGCACTGTTCAGCTCAGCGTTGACAAAATTCGACATCTGATCACTTCTAGCCAAGCGTGACAGCTCTGAGTACCAATCAGACTTGATTATCTCTTTCGTCATATAACCACGTAGGGGGCAACATCTACTGTCGGGTAATACTATTCTCTCGTTAACTATCCTCTTTGCGACTCGATCGGCAAAGGTGAACTCGATGGCGACCGCATGATGCAGATATCTCTCTACCGTGCAAAGGTCATGTTCGGTGAGGTTGGCGCCTGATTTCTTGAGACAACTCTTTATCTCGTCCAAGATTACGAGCCGCCCTGCAGCTACACGCAGCTCTGAGTATTCCATCACCTCGCAACCCCCTTCAAGCTATCCTTAAGCTTCTTGATGGTCGTCGGCTCACCGGCGTTATAGCACTGGTGATTGACCGACCATTTGCCACCTAGACTCTCGCATTGAGCTTGGTCTTCATCGGGTAGGGTAGCGCTATGAATGACGTCACGGACAAAGACCGTCGAGAAGGCGACTATCGCTATTGCTAAAGGTAGTAGGATTACCGCAGAAGCGATGGTTATCCAAGTTTCAGATACACGCCTGTTACTCTTCATTATTTGCTCCTTTCTTCTTACTAGACTGCTTTTTCTGAACCTGCTCATACGCATCTATAAGGCTGTCCAACTTGTCAATCTCAGACTTGATGCGAATCTTGGTCGTAAGTAAAACGGTCTCACTGGACTTGATTGCTACGGTGTAGATATAGTCGACATGAGTTTTCATCTCATTGCCCAATGCCAACAACCCTTCGTTAAACCTCGTTGCCGTATCGTCATATTGCTCGACAGCCGCTTCAATCATTGCACAGGCAGCCATAACCGCTTTGGCAAATTGATTTAGACTTACGCATACCGTTACGGTTTTACTAATTTCCTCACTCATTGTCTTTCTCCTTTCTCATTCGGCGTAGTCTCATCGACATATTGCCATATCTTTTCATATGCCTTTTCAACACTAATCATGTAATCTTCGAGCTCATCGGCGGTATCAATGACGGCGTCTTCGTCCAGACCACCGTTGCCTAGCACCTTAATAAGTGTGAAAATGCCCACCATATTTAAGTCGAAGTTCCGCTTTGACTCCAAAAGCTCTTTATGCGTCAGTTCGCTCATCGTTCTTCTCCTTCACGCCGAGATATGTCAGCCAGTCGTCCTTATGCTCTTCGATGCTCCGCTCAGCTAATTGTTTGTCGTCAAAACATAGCTCTCTGCTGAACACAACGTTTTTACCCAAGAAAACGTCATTAACCATCAATTCTCTTTCATTCACGCTAAAGTAGACATTAAAGCAATTTTCGCTAGCGTTAATGTCTCGTGAATTGATAAATCTCGCCCCACTCTCAATCAACCTCTGACGGGCTTTGAGCCAATCGCACGCACTATTGGCTTCTTGCGCCGTCTTAAAACAATTGCCAATAGCTAGCCTGCCTTTATCTGTGTAGTCGTCCCTAATGTAATACTCCTCATTAAGTACTGCGCCGTCGCTATCGATATAGTGATATTCATCGTCTCCATTAGGTCGCCAGACATAGCCACCACCAACCACAGCCAACAGGTCTGTCGGTATTTTAGCAAGCACTAGCTTGCCATCATCGTTGACGAGCTGATATAAATTACCGTAACTGCTTGCAGTGAACTTCTCGCCAGCCTTAAAGAACGACCAATCTTCCTTTAATTTATAAATAATCACTTTACTCTCCTTTCATCCCTTTTATAAAAAATAACCATCGCTTCTTGCCTTGTTTATCGCCGAAGGCGGGGCTATAGGGCAACGCCTTTAGAAGCTTAGCCGTCGATATGTTGCCCTCGCTCCATTTCATCGCCACAACACACCCAGGTTTGACGACTCGCACACACTCAGATAGCCCCTTTGCCAAAATCTCTCGCCAATTCGCTTTATCTAGTCGTCCGTATTTCTTAGCCAGCCAGCTTTTCTCACCGCAACTCATAAGATGAGGTGGGTCAAAGACGACAAAGTTAAAGCTATTGTCCGAGAAAGTCATTTTGGTAAAGTCAATAGTCATATCTGGGTCGATGGTCAAGGATCTGGTCTCACCGCGGTCAGTCATTTCAACAACTGTTCGACGACTATCAGCGTATAAAATATCTGGATGATATTTATCAAAGTAGAACATCTTGCCACCGCAACACGGATCAAGGATTGACTTTTTATTCACTTCTCTCCTTTCTCATTCGGCGTAGTCTCATCGACATATTGCCATATCTTTTCATATGCCTTTTCAACACTAATCATGTAATCTTCGAGCTCATCGGCGGTATCAATGACGGCGTCTTCGTCCAGACCACCGTTGCCTAGCACCTTAATAAGTGTGAAAATGCCCACCATATTTAAGTCGAAGTTCCGCTTTGACTCCAAAAGCTCTTTATGCGTCAGTTCGCTCATCGTTCTTCTCCTTCACGCCGAGATATGTCAGCCAGTCGTCCTTATGCTCTTCGATGCTCCGCTCAGCTAATTGTTTGTCGTCAAAACATAGCTCTCTGCTGAACACAACGTTTTTACCCAAGAAAACGTCATTAACCATCAATTCTCTTTCATTCACGCTAAAGTAGACATTAAAGCAATTTTCGCTAGCGTTAATGTCTCGTGAATTGATAAATCTCGCCCCACTCTCAACCAAGTTATGTCGGGCTCTGAACCAGTCAACCATAGCTTGTGCATCTTCCTCGGTCTTAAAGCAGTTACCGAGCGAGCAGCGAGGAACATGAGGGGCGTAACCGTCGTAAAACTCGCTCGAAAGCACTTCACCGTCTTCATCGCAGTAATAATATGTTTCGCCATCCTTCGGCTTCCAAATATCATAATCAACCTCATCTAATAGGTCTGTCGGTATTTTAGCCAACACGTAATCGCCACTATTGTTAATAAGCTGAAATAGGTCGCCATTCCCACGGGTGCTGAGCTTGAACCTGTCGCCAACACTAAAGGATGACCAATTTTCATTCAGTCTATACGTTTTCATATTTTCTCCCTTCAAAATCGTTTACCATCCAGGTAACTTAATATCTCCTTACCGCCATTCTCGTAGTAATCTTCTTTCTTGAGTAGTTTCTTTATCTCATCAAGAGAATAGCTTATTTCGCTAAAGCCGCAATGACATGGTCCATAGCATGAGCAGTGAGTTAAGTCGTCGATGTGCCATTTATCGCAAGAGTCCCGATAGACTATAGTGCCACCGCCCTCATAGCCGAACTTCTTATACCAATAAATGACCTCTGCCACGGCAACACCAAGCGGTGCGTCCTTTTGCAATTCTTCCAAATCCCAGTCGTGCAACTTTACATCACCGAGGCTAACAACTTTGGTCTTTCCCAATATCCTGCAATCCATCGCTCATTTCTCCTTTACATCTAAATAAATTAGCCAGTCATCTTCGTGATGCTCGATGCTATCCTCGGCTAATTGCTCGCTGTCGAAGCACAGCAATTTCTCACGGATGCAATCGTCATAACCAGAGCTAGAGCGATACGCTTCCAACTTGTTGGTGGGCTTGCAATACCAAACGCTGTAATATGTTTTATTGATATCATTAGTGAACTGCGCCCCGCTATTGATTAAGTTCTGGCGGGCTTTTAGCCAATCACGCATGTCCTTGGCTTCTTCATTGGTCTTAAAAACAATTACCAGTGGCTAGTCTGCCTATATCACAGTGGTCGTACTCGGAAAAATAATCTTCATCCATAACCTCGTCGGCGTCGATATAAAAATACATCTCGTCATCTTTAGGTCGCCAAACATGGTTTTGCTCATCTAAATACTCATCCGGTATCTTGACCAAAACGTCTTCATTGCTATTTAGGTTATACAGCCCGTTACCACGGTAGTCCTTAAACAGTTCACCTTTACTAAACGGCGCCCAGTCTCTATTTAGCACGTAAGTTCTCATTATTCTCTCCTATAAACTTAATTACTTTTTCTCACACTCATCACGCATAAAGTTTTCAAACTCTAACGCTTCAATCAGATCATCTATATCATCGTGAGGTCTTGTCTGATTAAAGACCTCACGACGCCTAGCGATCTCTTTTTTCGTCTCTTGCCTAGATTCCCTCGAAGTAAATCTTGAACCTGGCCAATCGACTTTGCCCTTTAGCTTTAGCTTTGGGCGACGCTCCAGGAGTCTTAGTCTTTTTACTCCTAAGATCGCCCGCCTTATGAACATCATCGCTCATATTCCTCCAGTGCCTCAGTTGGCGTTAGCTACCTTTTTGGTCTTGACTTCGGCGGGAGGGGGTACAATCTCAGCCTCTTTAACGACCTTCATCTCTTTGGCCATATCGAGTAGTTGCTTGACGATATTATCAATCTGTATCTCCGCCTTGTCTCGGGTCCGGCGTAGCAGCTCGATTGTATCTACGACGTCATCCCTGGTGATAACGAACACTTTCATAACCAACCCCGGGATAGCTAGGCGATCATCATAGAGAACGAAGTACAGTCGATCGAGCTTCTCGTTAACCAAGAAGTAGTTGGCTACTTGGTATTGATACGCCTCATCAACACAGCCGTTAAATATCATCCGTAGGTGATTCTTAGTGTCGAGACACTTAATCTCCATCGCCCAAGTCGGCTCAGCAACGTCCTCGTAGGCGTCGGGAGAACATAGCCAGTTCTCATCCTCATCACTTTGCCACGTGAGGGCGTCACTAACGTAGTTATCGAGTCCAAGCATCTCGCAGGCTTTCTCGACAGCCGTATCCTCCAGTCTAATACCGCGCACTATAGGGGCTTCATCCTCGCCGGCGATGCTTAATCTCTCGCCGACTTTAGCCCAAAGAGTATCTAGAGGTTTGTCAGTAAATCCGCCGTCTTTGCTTCGGCTTTTCGCATATAAACTGCCGATCGAGGTGCCAGTGATCTTGCCTCGCCGAAAGTCCTTCCACTTCTCTCGCTCGTTACTCTGCGATATCTTAACTATTTTCATGCTTATCAAAATCCTCCACAGTTATAGGCGTTAGCGAGTCAACAGTCTCGCCACCGTTGCCCGGTTCGATGCCCAGCTTCTTGTGCACTATCGCTTTCATTTCTTCTACGTCTTCAGCTTTTGCCTCCAGCGAATTGGGATTGTCTACATAGGCTCCATCAACTGCCTGGTCGCTAACGACGGCTTTTTGGAGCTCGGTATCGAGCGCTCCGTACTTGCTGATCAGGAGCTTCAGAACGGTCTTCTTCGCCATACCATCAAACTCATCGACCCAAACTCCGGCACCGGTCTTAGCAAACGCTTTGCTGTACTTCTTAGCATGAACTAGAAGCTCATTAGTCGTCATGTAGAGCATCTTGCTAAAGCCGTTGAGTAGCTCAAAGTAGGCAACGTAGCCAACTACCTTAAGTTTCTGTCTGGTCTTGTCGTCAGCCCAATTGAACTTGATGTCGCCGGACAATCGATCACGAGAGATAATCTCGCCCTCTCGCACATCTTCGGCGTTGATAGTCTTATACAATCCTGATCGCTGAGCTAACTGGATAAACCCCTTGTAGCCCATCTGGAACTGGCATAAGCTACCATTCTTGGTGTCATAGGGTATCAGATAGGCAAACCCAAGGTTGGGGTTGATCTCGAGCTTCATCGAAGCTGCCGTCAGAGCAGCGGTGAGGACTGACCGAGGCTCACATTTCGCCAGACTGCTACTGGCGTTGACCGCTGAAATCAGGCTAGTGACGAACTGGGGAGTCCGTTCCGCCAGTAGCTGATTGATCCTCGCTTTAACGTTATCGTCGTGGATATATCGGGCGAGAGTCATCGACTTGCCGCCCGAGGTGTTACTCATATTCGTATTCCTTTCTTTGTGCCAGCTTGAGGTATTCATCTACAGTCGAGTTGTAATCGACAATGTTCTCTTCGTCGACATAATCAGCTGCTTTATCCATCAGCCAGCCATATTCATCACGGCTACATCGATCGTTGCGATAGTCTCTGATGTAATCATCGACAGCATCGCTCATCATTACAGCGTTAATCAGGACGCTATGCCAGTTGGGTATCTCACCGTCATCATTCATTCTCACCATTCCGAAGTCGATGTTTTCGGTGATGATATCACGGCGCTCCCTCAGTAAAGCAGCAAGCTCATTAGGAATTGCCTTATCCCAATCCTTCATACTCATTGCCATAATTAGAAACGAATCTGCCTCCACCAGCGCTCTATCTCGTAACCGTTCTCGTCGTACTTAAACTGATTGATTAGCCAAACCGCTAACGCCCAAGCGATAAACAGGGGGCTAATGCCAATTAAAGTCGACAGTACTTCTAACCACATACTATTTTCTCCTTTCCGGGTAAGTCTCGTCTCTAGGTAGAGATGGTCAAGCCAAGATTAATGAAGTTGCGAAAGAAAAGCGGGGGCTACAACGGCTTCACCACCTCAGCCTAAAGGCGAGAGTTGTTTAGCTTGATTAGCTCGACGAGCTAATCCAAGCGTAGTTAGTTGATATTACCGAATTGTTAAGTTTCTTAGCTCCGCCGGACAGCCAATAATTTTCCCGGTGGCAGTAGATCGCATCCCGATGTGCTACTTGCATGTGCCTTTCAAACAAACTTCAGCACGCTTTTCGCACTTTCTGGTGTTCTCTATGGAGTCTCGATAAACCAAATTGAGACCCCAATAAAAAACAGCAGGCGAATCGTTCTCGTCTGCTGCAAAATAAAAAGGATAGGCATTTTGCCTATCCTAATCAGTTCATCTTTTGGTTGGGATGGAGGGATTCGAACCCCCGAATGTCAGGACCAAAACCTGATGCCTTACCACTTGGCGACATCCCAATAAAGCTAATAAGATTATACACCATTCCGAGGTCGGCAAAAAAGAAAATCCCCCTACTCGTAAGTAGGGGGTGGTGGAGGATGGATAGAGATGCCGGCGAGCCGACGCATAGAAAACATGCGCTAGCCCGCCGGAGCAAACGCTAGCTCTTGAGAGTGTCAGCTCTCAAGAGCTTGGGGTCGCCTAGAATCAGGCGACCGTCCCTTTGCACCCCCTGAACAGGGGTTACAAAGAGTAACTCCTCCTCTTTCAAGGAGGAGTTGGTCGTCTCAGAGCAGTGGCTGTCACCCCCGCTCTGAGACTCGCTCTGCAGAGCGAACAAATGCCGCTCTGCATTTGCAATATGCTCGAGGGCCCGCTCAAGCGAGCCCTCGGGACAAACACCCGCTACCGAGCGGGCGCTTTCAAGCGCCCGCTCCATCTGGATACGAGCCCCCTGGAGCTCGTAGCCCATATGCAATGTCCTAAGCGATACGCAGTCTTCCTCATAAGACATATTTCCTCCCAAGGGACGCAGGTCATACGAGCTTGTCTCGCATGCAACCTGATAGTGTTCATTTATAACACCCTTATCCTTATTTGTCAAGTAGCTTTCTAAATTAACACCTTAACTGCAAAGGATAAGCTAAATAAAGACACGTTTCAATTTTAGTCCCGTGGTTTAATGGATTTTTGGAAAGTCAATTAACCGGAAAGGACGTTAGAAAC